GATTCCAAATGAAAAACAATTATAATAAGGTAAACCAGAGTAGATACCGGAAGTATTTTCTTTTATTTCCAATTCTAATATCTTATTATTACTAGGTATTGTAATATTTTTAATTACAGCTTGTGTATAACTACCATCTTCTCTAACAAATCTTAACCATTTTCCAATATAATCAGTGGCTTCTAAACCACTACCTCCTGCAGAGTCATATACTAAACCAGGTAAAGAAATTGATAATGTGTTTCCACTCCATCCAGTTACTCTTAAAAACACTTCTTGAGAAGCTGCTTCATTTACAGTGTCCCAATCAGTTGGATCACTACCATTAAGACTACACAGAATTTTACTTCCAATAGGAGCGAGTAGATGACCTCTAGTATCTCCAGCATCGTCTTCTACTCTTAAAGGTAAACAATCACTTGCCTCGTAGTATATATTCAAGTCTTGATCTTCTTTAGCTTCTGTTTCAAAAATAGCAGGAGAAGTAGGTAGAGTGTTAGAGCCATCTTCCATGTAGTTGTCTATAAATCTTATTTGTGTAGAAGTATTGTTATCTGACGTGCCTAAAGTCGTGGCGTAACTAGCAGATTGTGTAGGATCTTTATCTAATTCTAGTATATAACAGACTCTTCTATTGTTTGCTTTACCAAAATTCTCTATAGTATCAAGCATTGCGTTCAGGTGATTAGAATTTCCTGTGGCAAAATATCTAGTAACCGCTTCTGAAACGGATCTTACAGCTTGAGAAGGGTTACCAGGATCCCAGGTTATATCCATTACTAAATCACTACCAGAAACTTCATCATGATATGGAGCAGGGTTCCAAGCCGTGTGATTATATAAAAACTTTTTATTAACTCTAAGTATCGTATAAATTTCAGGATCACCATCTATATGAAATCTATTACCCACTACAAGATTATCTATAACGCTTTTTGCGTATGGATCCCAATGAGAAGGATTGAATTGATTGTAATTAACTTCTTTTTCTTCAGTTGACAAAGCATTCCAACTAGCGTCTGAGTTATAACTTGTGTTATAAGTGTAACCAGACGCTGCAGATGTATTTGTTCCAGCGGTTCCAAGCGCCTTATAAATGCTATCATATTTTATTTTTTGTACTTTCATTTCTAGATCCGCTATGTTAAAAGGAGATGTATAAGTCCCCCATTCTCCATCGTGTAAATCTTCGCCAATACAAGAATATGAAAGATGCATGTAATGTCCTCCATTGGCAGATGGTAAATAAGTATTATCCCAATTGGCAGTTCCGCTAACGTAACCATTACCCCACCCAGAACTACCCCCTGGTGGTGGGTTTAACAAGTTAATAACCGTACTACTCCAATGTCTAGGGCCTTGTTGCGGCGTGCTAGTATTGTTTATTTCGTATTTACTAAAACCAGAGGTTTGATCTGGAGAGACAATACCCTCTAATCCATTTACGTATTGATGTTTCGAGGAAACAGGATTTCCTTTCCACATTCTACCTGATTTATCCGCATCAAAATAAGGATCAGTAGTATCTTCTTGTGCTGCAACAAAACCGCTATAATCTATAAAAAACTCACTTGTAGATCCAGTACCATTGTTAAAAGTAGTCGCAGTGTCCCACTCTGATTCTGTGTCAGTAAGAACAGTTGCATTAGTTTGAGTCCAAGTTATTTGTTCTGTATTATATATACCTTCAGTAACAGATCCATTTGAGGCCCAAAATTGATCACCCACTTTATCTGCTAGTGTAAAAGTGTCCATCTTACCTGTTACCCTATAAACATCCGTGTCACTAACACTAGGGACTAGATAAGTTTGTGTTACCGCGTTTGAAATTACTTTCATAAAAAATCTACCTTCAAACTCTGTAGCGTCTTTTTCTTCTAATTTATATATCGATATACCAAAAGTATCATCAGCATTTAAAACCCCACTACTACTTTCTACCCAGCTATCTTCTGGGTCTATAATTTCTCTTAATAAAAGCGAATACCGACCGTCATTACCACTGTCTTCTAATGACCAAGCTGATACAAAGTATTGTTTAGATTTGACAGTACCACTACTTTGTATTGTTGAAAACTGAACAGCTAGTCTATCGCTACTTGTTGTTCCATCTACTAAATCTATACCTCCTTCAGTGTCTATCCAAGCCTCTCTGTCTATCAATAGTTTACCTACCCCCTCTCCTGGATGTTGGTTTATATCTGGAAATAAAGCCGTGTTGTCCGCAGCTGTACCACCACCAGTACCTAAAGATATAAAATTATACCTTATAGACTCTGGCGCCTCGTTTTTAATATCTATAATTTTTATTTTTTCTTCTACTGGAACTACTGATTCAATGTCTACTTGTTTTTTGAGTATTATATAATCCCCCTCTTGAACTTTGTTTCTATCTGAAGACGGAAATGATAACCATAAATTAAAATCAGCTTGGTTTTTATAAACTCTATCCATTGTTAAATTATAATATTCTCCAGTGGTTTGTTTTATATAAAACTTATAATAATGAGCCCAACTAGGAATGTTACCAGATAATCTAGCCTTTAATCTTAAAGATTTAGCGGGGTTATAAGTAACTTGTCCATTGACAATCTCTTGATAAGGAATATTAATTGAAGCTTCTTTGTTTGTAAAAACAGGTGTCTCTCTACCATATTTATCTCCATATAAAACACCTAAATAATATGTTCTTAAAGATTTAATAGATTTTAATCCAAAATTATCAAAAGAACTGACAGTACCGTTAATATTAAAAGATCTTTCTTCTTTTTCTACTATTATATCTGGTGATGCCAAATCTCCATTAATATCTATATTAGTGTAATTTTGTAGATAATTACCATAAATAACTCTATTACCAGTTATTTCTTGCGCTAAAGCTTTTCTTGGAACATTGTCCCAAGGTCTTAGTATTTGGTTTTCTGGTAAAGCAGCGTATATATTTTCAACAGTTATATCGTATTGTCCAGTAGGATATTTTCCTGGTAAAATTTCAGATACAAAACCCACCCCATTCCAAGAATAAACAGCGCCCCCAGTAAAGTTAGTAGCATCCCAAGCGTTAGGAGACGGGTCATTAATCTTAATGCTATCAACAGAGTATATCGTTGTAGATCTTTCTTTTTTAAATAATATATCTAATTGAATAACATCCTCAGGTATTTTTGCTTCTAGTAAATTATCAAGCCTAACATTTAAAAGTTGGTTTTCCATACCAAGATTATACGGATCTTTTGTTGGATGAAAACCAAATCTTCCAGTTGCAAAAACAGGTTGTGTAAAAGGTGAAAATGCAGAATATTCTCCATCTGCATATTTATATCTTGTAGCAAATCTAACAAAATCTTTTTCAAAAAGATTCTCTAAATCAACCGTTTTAGTTGCTAGAAAATCAATATCTTCATTAGCAAAAGAATTTAGTATTTCTATTACTTCAAAGTTATAAATAACACCAACAGTAGCAGCGACACCATTAATAGTGCCAAGTACAGGTGAGTATGATGTTACTATAAGTTTTACTTGATAGTTTTGTGGTAAAACACCTGAAGCAGTAGATTCTGAAAGTAAAATAAAATCATTAGGAGAAAAAGGAGGTATAGGAACAGGGTTACTTTGATCTCCAAGTTGATAGTTTGTTATCACGCTACCTATACCTAAGCCATTTAAATTCAAACCAGGCATATCAGTTAACGGATGAGACTCTACTTCAGTAAATTTTACATCTGGAGCTTTAGTGGGTCTTTTACGTATAACTGTAATATGATCTTCAGTGATATCCCCAACTGAAGTCCCGTTAACAAACATGTCACTATGTATACTTAAATTAGGGTTTGAATTTAATTTAAGCGTGTCTATATTTATCTTTTTGGGCTCGTTAACATTATCCGTCCAAAAAAGTAAGTTGTCAATTATATTTATACCGGTAATTAAATTACTCGGATTAAACTTTAAAACATTTTTATTGGTGTCAACCAAAATAGGGGTACAAGTATTAGTAGATTGATTGAATGGATCGTCGCTATATTCTATAATAGCATCAACGGTAGAACTAGTAACAAACCAATATAAAACATCGTTCTTTTCGTCTGCTATTGCCCCAACGCACTTAGCATCAGGAATATTTACTATATCTTCAACACGTATATTACCTAATATATTTTGCACAGTTCCAACACCTGACTCTTCAGAGGTAGAAATCTGTACGTTCATTGCATCTTTAAATTCTCCATTAGGTATTAATCTTTCATCAAGATCTTTATTCATTATTCCTTTCTGAAAGCTGTTTTTGATTTCCGGCATATTTTAACTTTTTATCCATTTAGATTTACCTCTCATTATCTGAGTAAGTTCTTCTATTTTTAAATTTGATAATCTTAATTTAGCTTGTCTTATTGCGGCGTATTTTTCTTTTTTAAATCTTGGAACTAAGGGTTGGCCACTAATAGTAGTAGATACAATAGCATAAACTATAGATTTATACATTGCTTCTTCAGCGAACTTATGTACTACCATTTCTTCATCAGTACCTAATCCGTCGCTTATATAGTGTAACACAATGTTTTTACCTCCAACATTAGAGCTAAAATGTATTTTACCTTTCAAATTATCTATATAGTACGTTCCGTTACCTTGAGCCATTGATGGCTCTACTCCATATCTTTGACCTATATTTAAATCGTACAAATCAGTATCATGATTATAACCATTAGCGTCTCCAGTACTATTACCAGTATCATTAGTATAGTTAGTCCAAGTTGTAGAATCGTTAATTGGAGACGTAAATACAATATCTAAAGAACTACCACCACTATCAGCATCTTGATCTGTATAAACATATCCAGCTTCAACATTAATACTGGTGACAATTGTTCCAACTGGAAAGTGGTCACTAGAAACAAGCATGCCTTCTTCTATATTTGCTATATCTGTAGCTGAAACTAAACTCATTAAATTTGTACCACCAACCACTAATAATCCAGTAGCTAATACTTGAGAATTATTTTCTAATATTAAAGAACCATCGGGATTTGTAAATTTAAACACTTGTCCAGGTGGTGTTGTACTGACAGTTGAGCTAGAGTTATTGTTCATTGTTATAGTTGTAATACCTCCAGAAACAGCTATAGCCTCAACGATATTACCCTCTACATCTCCCCAACTTCCAGAGATAACCATACCAACTAATATATTATTATATTGATCATCTAAAACCATTTGATCGCTACCATCGGTTAAATTTCCTTTTGCTTCTATATAGTATTTACCATCTGTATTTTGTAATATAGGTGTGGGATTTGAAGTGTGTCTAGTTGGATATAAAGGACGTTCTATACCATTGCCATCTACCCAGCATATCTTTGTGTAATTAACATAATCTTGTGGAAGTACCATCGTGTTTGATGGTGGAAGTGTGATTTCTTGAGATTTTATAGATTTAAAAACATCAAAAGACAACTCTTGAATAGCTCTCTGCGCGTGAAAAGCTACATCCGTTCTTTTTACTTTTGATATTATTTTGTTTTCACCAACGTAAGCGATTATAAAGTTGTTTACAATATCGTTTAAAGAAATAAATTGATAACTACCAAAATCATTTCCGTCGTAATAATCTTGCTGCGTTTGATTTAATAATGCCATTTATTTATTGTTTTTCTTGTTGAATATTCTTCGCGTCTTCTCCCGCTGCTATTTGATATAATTCTGGATCTTTAAGCGTAAAACCTGCTAAAGTTAATATTTTTAAAACTAATTCTGTTTCTTCAGATGGATGTAAATCAAAATCTTGTCTATCGTTAGCCGTTGCGTTAAACAAAGCTTTATCACCAACTACCACATAAGTCCAGCTTACCATTCTTGGTGATTGAATATAATCTATATTCGCTTCTGTTAACTCATCATTACCAGCTATTTGAATAGTATTATTTACTGTGTCAACCATATAAATAGGTCTATCAGCGGTAGGTGTTGCTAATGGGCTATTTGGAAACATTCTAAAGTCTTTTCTACTAACACTCTCCATTATAGTATTACCTGATCTAACGTTTGATAATCTATAAAATCTTGGCAATCCATTTAAATTACCAGTAGGACCATTTGCTTGAAGAGTTAAGGTTAAAACAGCAGTTACTTCAAATACACTTATCTTTTCTTCTAACATATCAACCATATCAGCGTGTTGTGTGTCATTACCAGGTACTCTTCTAAATTGATTTAAATCGTAGAAATACTGCTCGAAAATATCCATTTGTGCCTGGTTAGCAAATATATTAAACTCTTGTGGCGTTATATATCCTCTTTGTTCTTTATTTGCGAGAGTTAAAACTCTTTGATATACTCTATCTACGTTTATCATAATATTTTTTTATTGTAGTTACGATCGCCCCGTAGGGCGACCGCTCTACAGTTTGATTATTTATTTAATCTTTTGTCTATATTTGCATATACTTCCATACCTTCATCAGTTTTAAACCAATGTGCTAAAGCAGTATATGGATGTTCATCAAATGGTATTGTCATTATCTTTCTACCGTTACTTCCCCATAAGAAGTTTCTTTGATCTTGAGATAATCTTAATATACCGTTTTCAACAGCTCTAATACCAAAGTTTCTTAGTATTACATTTTCATCATCTGCAAGTTCTAAGAACAATTTAGGGTTGTTTCTAGCAAATAGTAATAAATCACGTTTAAGCTCCTTAGAACTCAAGTTAGATACCTCAGAACCAATCTCTACACGCATAATAGCTTCTGCCATATCAATATCAATGTTTCTAGCAGCAGTTAAAGCATCTACTTGCTCGTTTAACAATTCTATTTCGTCAGCAGCTAATTTAGATGGTTGATGTTCAATATATAGTTTATCTTTATGTGGGTGATACAAACTTAATAGTTTTTGTAAAACTGTTTTTTCTTTTGGTACAAATAAACTACCAGATCTAAAAATTATATGTTCTAGTCTTTGATCACCTTTCATTTCATCTACAAATGAAGTTTTTTGATTAGAACAATATTTGAGCTCTCTTTCATAACCTTTTACTTCGTCAAACCAATAAATATTAGCTGATTTAATAGTTCTTGATATAGGTTTTCTACGCCCTGTCAAATAATACATCCTATCTTTTATCTCCCATTCGTTTGATGGTTTCTTTCTTTCTCTTGCTGGTGGTATTGTTTCAAGTATTTCTTCAAACACCTCACCAGGTTCATAAGTATTTTCTTCAATTTGAGGTTCTTCAACCTTTACTTTTTTTGTTTTCTTTGCCATAATATAATATATAATAAAATTAATAAAATAAAAGGCCGAGGCCGAAGCCCCGGTCTTTTGATATAATAAGTGCTTACTTCATTAACATAAAGTTATTAGCACCTTGTGTAACTAAACATCTCTCAGTTAACATGTGGATTTGCATCGCATCTAAAGCAGATGTAGCAGCTCCAACAGAACCTGTAACCCAAGATTTCATTCTTCTATCGTCAGTTTGTGAAGCTCTATATCTAACGTGTAAGAAAGGTCTCTTAAGATTCATACCTAACATTTGGTCATAAACCGTAGATGTACCAGCAGGAACTATGATACCTCTAATAGCATCAGCAGCGTTAACCGCATTAATTCCACCTCTAGTAGCTTTGTCATTTAAGTATCTGAAATCAGATTTGTAGAAGTCATAAGAACCTCTTCTGAAACCAGTGAAACCTAAGTTTAAAGCCATACCCTCAGAGTTTTGGAATACTCCATAAGAAGTACCACCAGCACCATAAGAATTCATAGAAGCAAGCATGTCATCCATAGCTAACGAAGTAGCTCTGTTTACGAACATCATGTTTTCTTCAATAGCTCCTTGAGAGTCAAACTCAGCTAAAATAGCATCAAATTCAGCTAAATCAGTAGCAGCATTAACACCAGTTACACCAGTAGTAATGTTACCTCTTGATTCGATAGCAGCGAATAAACCTTCTGTACCAAATTCTCCAGTATTACCAGCAGTAGTATGTGGTAAAACACCAGAACCATCAAGTAAAGATTGGTTAGCAGTATCGTGAATTTCACTTTCTAACATCGCCATTTCGATGTAGTCAGTAAATCTAGCTCTTGTATCAGCTTCAGCTTTTAGGTACCATAAATAACCAGCGCCACCCATTTCAGAAGCTACTTCAACCCAACCGATTCTAGCTGTATCAGAACCTGATACTTCGTAGTAATCTTTCATAATAATTGGCTTGTTAGTAAAAGACTTAAAGTCTGGCTCGTTAGCACCTCTAGTATCAGTAGCTGAACTTGACGTTCCACCACTCTCGTAAGATCTTCCTTTTGAGAATTCAGAACCGTAAACTAATACAGTAACAGATTTAGAAGTGTTTGAATCAGGTATTAAACCAGTAGATGTACCAGTTCCAGCATCAGAATATGTAGAAACAGATACCGCAGCGGCAGTAACATCTACAACTAATGCTTTGTAAATACCAGCAGGTGTAGCTACCACAACCATATCATTAACTCTAATACCGTGCTTAGTAGCAGTAAAACCAGAAGTTTCATCGATATCAGATTCAATAGTTATTTTAGTAGTTGCACCAGTAGAGTTAGAGTTAACACCTGAGTTAGTATCGCCAGTAGCGATTTTTGCTTTGTAAGATAAATGTAATCTACCTTGCTCAGACCAAACAACTTGGTCAGCCGTCATTGGCTCTTCAGCTCCAACTTGCGCTAAGAAACCTGAAATAGTCCTAGGACCAAATACCTCAGCTTCTTTCTCCATTAGATCTGGTAAATATTGCTGCGCCCAACCTTGTCCAGCAGTCGCAGTAAAATCAATGTAGTTAGTTGAAAGTGTTTGCTGTTGAGCAGCAGGTACACTATTCAAATTACCACCAGGATTCGAAATTGCCATAATTTTGTAATTTTAAATTGTTATTTATTTTTTATTTTTAATTTGAAACTTAAAATCAGAACTATCTTCATTAAGGATTCTCGCCTTGAAACCGCTAGTGTTTATGTTCTCGACATGTTCCTGTCTAGGATCCATACTAACATTTTTAGATTTAGCAATGCTGTCTTTTATACCGTCAGCTTTACCTTGTTCATAAAAATGATTAGCAATTTGATCAGGATTCATAGCTGTAAAAAGCCCTTTATGATAACCTTCAACATCGTTCATAGTATTATCTTCATTCAGAAACTTTCCTATAAAGTTATTAATATCACTTTGTTGAGTTTTCACGTTGTCAACGTCTTTAACATTAAATCTAAATCTTTTTTCTCCGACATTATATTCAAAACCTTTGAACTTATCATTAAAAACGTTTTCAGATTTTCTATGAAATTCTTCTGACATCTTTTTATTTAACTCTGATTCTTTGTTGTATCTATCGAAGAAATTAATAGCTTCTTGTTGATCTTTAGTAAGTTTACTCCCAGCTTTAATGTCTTCGTAGTATTTGGATTTTGCACTTTCCAAGTGTTGCCTTGCTTGAGCAACTTGCTCCTTCATGGCTAATTTTTTTCTTTTAATATCTTTTTCCTCTTCTAACTCTTCATTATATGAAAAACTATCGTCCATTATAAACTCTATTTCTTCATTCGTTAAGTGAGGTTTTGTTTGTTTATAGTACTCGTGTAATAACGTGTGATTATCCATTTCAGTGTAGTCTTGATTTAACCTAACATAATCACCAATATCACCACCTGTATCATCTATAAAATCAACTAATTTTTGAATGTTCTCTGGAAGAGGTTTTCCAGTTTCTTCGCTTTTAACAATAGCATCTACAACTTCTTCCTTAACATCCTCTATTTTTTCTTCTATTGGAGCTTCTTCTACCTTTGTTATTTCTTCTATAACAGGGACTTCTTGTGTTTCGGTTTCCGGTTGTACCTCTTCTTGTTCTTGTGCGGGCTTGGCATCCTCAACGAGTTCAACCACTCCTGCGTCGTCAGTGTTGTTTTCAACAACTTCTTCTTTGGTTTCATTTACTTCTTCTGGTTTTTGATCTAAATTTACCTTAGTTACAGTTGGTTCACTAAGATTTATTGGTTTCATTTTCATTTTTTCCTGAACTTTAGTAACATCGCCTTTAGTTTCGTTACCCTCAGGTTGTTTTTCAACTTTTGTTTTTACTTTTAACGAGCCTACTTCGTTATCTACTTTCGGCTCTTCTTTTTTCTTTGCCATAATATAATATAATAATAGTTAATAATTTTTATCTAGGACCAAACTGCGACATATCGCCAACAACCTCACCTCCTATAACATCGTTTCCTGAAGATTCAAAATTTTTAGGTGGTTTATTGTTTTTTCTTTGGTCTATAAGTTCACTTTGCTGTGAAGCTTGTATTTTTGTTCTCTGATCTTTACGATCTTCTTTTTCTTTTTCTCCAGCAGACTTTTTACCCTGCTCAACACCTTGTAACTGTAAGTTATATTGGAACTCTTGTTGCATTAGCATTTTCTTTATTTCTGCCTCTTGATAAAGTTTTTCTATTTCTAACTTAGTTTTAGCTTGTTCAATAGATATTGTTGTTTGAGCTAAAGCTTGTTGTTTTTGAACCTCTGCTTGAGCAGCCGCTTGTTGTTGAGCTGCGTTAGCTTGAGATTGAGCCTGCATGTTCTCTTGTTGAACCTGTTGGTCTCTTTGTATTTTCTTTCTTCTTTTTATTTTTAAAAGTTGATTTGCTAGTTTAATATTTTTAATATCTCTTAAATCAATAGCGTCTTCAAGCTCTATACTTTGTTGACTTAATGCTATCTGAATATTATTTTCTAATATAGCTTTTTCTTCTTCATCTGGAGCTAACTCAATAAATATACCAAAATCATAAAGATGTAACTGTGTCATTTCATGAAGCGTAGCTACATTATGTGTTCCTATTTTTTGTATAAAAGCTTCTTTAGTTGGTGAATATTCTATAATGTCAGATATTCTAAGTGATAAAGATTCTGCAACTTCTTGAGTTAAAAATAAACCGCCTTGTAGTATATGTCTAGTAGCTGTGTTTGAATTTGCTGCTGCCATTTTTTGCACGCCCACTAAAGCCCTTTCATCTGGTTTAGCCGCATCTCTAGCTTCGTTTAATCCTGTAGTATCTCTTATCATTTGTAAATAATAATTATAATTACCTACAAGAGATTGTAATTTTTGACCTCCACTTCCTGAAGCTATTTCTTGAATAGGTACCTTACCGGGATTCATATCTCCTTCTGATGTCAATGATCTACCAATAATCGATCCAGTTTGGAAGAACATATTTAACGCTTCTTGTGGATTATAATTTGTGCCGTTACCAAGATCAACTTCAGCTAATCCATCAGCATCTAAATACACTCCATCTGGAACCATTCTAGACATCACCTGTTGTAGCTTTAGATGCGTTAGTTGAATCATGTCAGCAAATCCTGTTATTCTACTTACTAAAGACTCTATTCTACCTTCGTACATTCTAGGTGCACAGATAGCATAGTTCATTTTAACTTTTGTATAATCACTCTTTGGACGCATCATGTTTTTAGACATTTCCCATTTAAGCAATTTTTTTGTACCTAAAACTATAGCGCCATCATATAGACATTCTATTTTTCTAGATTCTGTAGAGAAATTTTGATTTGGTTGAGGATTGAAATTATCATTTTTTGGAATAGCTTTGTCTGCTCCAGTAGCTGTTTCTTTTATTTTATAAACCTCACTCATATAACTTTTATAATTAAAGTATAAAACTTTAACTTTATTGTTATCATTGTTTCCTTCTCTATAATTGTTTCTATTATATTTACCGTGATTTTGATTATTAAATTTAGAAATCTCTTCTAAATCTTCTTGAGTTAAGTGTGGAAATTGTTTTACAAGTTCATTAAGAGGTATTGTTTTGACTTCTCCAACGTAATATATATCTTCAAAATAAGGAGATTCAGTGTATGAATAAACTAGATTCGCTGGGTCAACATAATCTATTGTAACACCCTCCGAAGTGTTAAATGATGTTTTTACCGCACCTATTCCCAATATAGTTATGTCATAATAAAATCTCTTCATAACTAAATCGTATCTATTGCCCTCCATTAAAGTACGAATAGCTTGTTCCTCTGCTATTTCTACAGCTTGTTTATAGTTTAACTGCATGTGTAAATCTAGTTCTTCTTGCGAATCAGGTAGCAAATCAGGATTTTTGTTAAACAAGTCCATACCAAACTTTTCTTTAACAAACATTTTAAGGTCCTTTGCTCTCATGTCCTCCATAACCTTATCCATGTATTGCGTTCTCTTACTAACACCAAAAGGATCTTGAGAAAAAACTTTAATGTCATACATTCTTTCTGCAATACCATTAACAACGATATCAACAAATTTAGGTATAATTGGAACTGGTTTCCAATCTAAGTTTAAATAAGACAAGTCACCGTTTATAGATAGTTCATCTTTATATTTTTGTATTCCTTGCTCGCCTCTAGCATATAATCTAAGATTATGAAAATTATTTCTATTATGAATATATCTATTAGAATAGTTATCTTTATCAAACCATTCCCCTTCTATAGCTTTCGCTACCTTGAGCCCATACTCATAACTTAATTTTTCTGCATCACTAACTACTTGGTTTGGAAATTGCCTCATATTATTCTTTTATTATTCTTGAAACACCGCCAGCATTATTATATTTAGCGATGTGTACATTTAATTTTGGTTTTTCAATTTTAGCGTTAGGTCTATATAAGTGTCTATTACAAGCCATAATAGCTAAACCACTACTAATAGTAGCGTCAAATTTCGTTCTCTTTGTTATATCAAATCTAGCCCAATCATTTAGC